ATGACACATATGCTCCCAGAAAATATTGATCCTTATGATGATGATTATTGGATTGGTATCCATCATCCTAATATGAATTGGAGTAAAATTAGAATGTTAAGTAAAGATGAAGTTATTAATGGTTGTAAAAATATGCCTTATATTGGACCCATTGATTGTACCACTTCTTCTTCTTTTGGTTATTCAGAGAGAGGAATTTCCAAGGAACAGCTTTTTCCGGTTATCAGAGAAAACAATTTTGAAAAAGTAAGAGGAATTCTCCCTGAACTTGATGAACAATGGAATCGTAGAAATGCTTTGGCAGATCTTGGGAATATTGTTCCTAAAGTTGCTATGGGCTGCGGAAAACATGAAACTAAAGCTAAAGGAAAGGAGACGAAACCAAGAATATTTATGAATGAAGAAGTTGTAGCTTATTTAGAATCCAAAGAGGTTTTAGCTACTTATTTTTCTGAAGTACTATCTCATGGAGGATTAGGAGATATTTATGTTGGTATCAACCCACATGGAATTGATTGGAGAAGATTGTATATTAAAATGAAACAATTTGGAGACTGTATAGATGCTTTGGATGTTGATACCTGGGATTTGAATTTTAGATTTTTCTTTGGAACTATTTTTTGTGAAAAACTTCGAAGAGCGTTGAATTTGAAAGAGACTGATATTTGGTTTCGAAGATTGCGAAGTGTTGTTTTAGGAATGTTAACTGGATATATGGTTTGGAAAAATCGTATGTATAGGATGCTTGGGATGCACTCTGGCTCCTACTTGACAGCCATTTTAAATTCAATTTTTAATTCTTGGATGCAGAGAGTTATGTGGAAAGTAATTTTTCCTGATAAAACCTACAATCAATTCTGTGCCATGGCTACATTCGGCGATGATTTGTTAGAGTCAATATCAAAGGAAATTATTGATAAATGGAATGCTCAAGTAGTTGCTAAGCTTCGTTCCCAACTTTTTAATCTTAACTCCACTGACTCGCGGAAAGACGGTAGAGAAATTGGTACTTTTGTTTCTCTTGATGATTGTGAATTTTTAAAAAGATCTTTTAAAAACACTCCCCATGGAATTATGC